TAATTCGTACTTTTGATATAATTACATTATGACAAATTTTTATACTTCTATTATCCAACATGGTAATACACTACTTGTTCGTGGTTATCGTGATGGACAGCAATACAAGACTAAAGCCAACTTTAGTCCAACACTTTATATCAAAACAACAGATAACCGTCCATCAGAATGGAAAACGTTGGACGGTATACCTGTACATCCAGTCAAACAAGACTCAATACGTCTATCACGTGAATTTGTAGATCGTTACAAAGGTGTCGAAGGATTCGAAGTCTTTGGCCAAACACAATATGTCTATCAATTCATATCAGAATATTGGCCTAACACAATCAAATACGATCCTGAGATGATCAAAGTATTCTCAATCGATATTGAAACTGCAACTGAAGAAGGTTTTCCAAACATCGAACTGGCAAATGAAGAAATACTTCTTATCACAGTCAAAGATAATTACAATAAAAAGATTGCAACATTTGGTACTCGAGAATATAATAATACTCGAGATGATGTCAAATACATACGCTGTATTGATGAACAGCAGATGCTCAAAGAATTCATTGTATTTTGGCAAAACAATTATCCTGATGTCTTAACTGGTTGGAACATATATGGTTTCGATATACCATATCTTGTTAATCGTATGAATCGTATACTTGGTGAATCAATGACTAATCGTTTATCACCATGGGGTATCATACGTGATAAAAAGATCTATGCAAATGGTAATAACATTCAATCATATGACTTTATCGGTATTTCTACACTAGACTATCTCGATCTCTATAAAAAGTTTACATATCAAAATCAAGAATCATATCGTCTAGACTATATTGCAGAAGTAGAACTTGGTCAAAATAAACTTGAAAATAAATTTGATACATTCAAAGATTTCTATACTCAAGATTGGCAACGATTTGTAGACTATAACATTCACGATACTGAATTGGTTGATCGTCTTGAAGATAAGATGAAACTCATTGAGTTAGTCTACACTCTAGCATTCGAATCTAAGATTAATTTCAATGATGTTTATTCACCTGTACGTATGTGGGATATGATTATCTATAACTATTTACGTGATCGTAAAATTATTATTCCTACAAAGTCAGATGAATCAGAAAAACCTACAGCATTCGAAGGTGCATATGTCAAAGATCCTCTTGTTGGTCAACACAAATGGGTTGCTTCATTTGATTTGAATTCTCTATATCCACACTTAATCATGCAATATAACATGTCACCCGAAACACTAACTGATACTAAAGTTAATGTAGATGTAGAATCATTATTGAATGGTACTGAAATAGATAAATCAAAAGTTGCAGGTCTAGCAGTTACAGCAAATGGCTGGTGCTATCGAAAAGATGTCAAAGGTTTCTTACCTGCACTGATGGAAAAAATGTATACTGACCGTTCTAAATTCAAAAAGCAAATGTTGAAAGTAGAACAAGAATACGAAAAAACAAAAGATCCAAAACTTGTAAAAGAAATATCTCGATTACGTAATCTTCAAATGGCTATGAAAATTGCCTTAAACTCAGCTTACGGTGCAGTCGGTAATCGATACTTCCGATACTATGATCTGCGTATTGCAGAAGGTATCACTTTATCTGGTCAATTGTCTATCCGTTGGATGGCAAATAAACTTAATGCGTTTATGAATAAGACCTTAAAAACAGAAGATAAAGATTTTGTCATAGGTATCGACACCGACTCCATCTATCTTTCACTTGAACAACTTGTTGAAAAAACGTGTAAAGGTAAGTCCACTGAAGAAAAGATTCAGTACATGGATAAAGCATGCAATCAAATCATTGAACCATTTATTGACAATGGGTATAAAGAACTTGCTGAATATATGAATGCTTATGATCAAAAGATGCAAATGAAACGAGAAGTACTGGCTGACAAAGCAATATGGGTTGCTAAGAAACGGTATATTCTAAATGTGCATAATTCAGAAGGTGTGCAGTATGCTCAACCTAAGATCAAAGTATCTGGTCTTGAAATGGTTAAGTCTTCTACACCGTCTGTAGTTCGTACTAAACTTCATGAATCATTAAAAGTTATTCTACATGAAGATCAAGCAGCTCTACATAAATTTGTTGCTGACTATAAAACAAAATTCTTTAAATTGCCGGTAGAAGAAATTGCATTCCCCCGTTCTGTATCTGCAATTAAAGAATACAGTGGATCAAATACAATCTATCGTAAAGGTACACCGATCCATGTTCGTGGTGCATTACTCTATAATCACTATATTAAACAATATAACTTAACACGTAAGTATCAACCAATTAATAATGGTGATAAGATTAAATTTGTGTATGTCAAAAAAGGTAATCCATTCAATGAAAATGTTATTGCATTCTCATCTGATTTACCAAAACAATTTGGCTTACATGATTTCATTGATTATGATTTACAATTTGAAAAGGTATTCCTAGATGCAGTACAAATCGTTGTTGAACCTCTTGGCTGGCATGCTGAAGAGCAAGCTAATCTTGAGTTGTTTTTTGGTTAGTAGTTGTTCAACACTACATTTAACCGAAGAAGATGAGTATTTTATTGATCCTAATCAGGCACAAATAACTGTATATGAATTTTAAACGTGATGTATTAGAAAGTATTATTGATGTTGGCAGTGGATTTATATTATCTATTGCTATTCAATTAATTACATTTCCATGGTTTGGTCTACATCCTACAATATTTGACAGCTTTGGCATAGCACTTATATTCATGGTTGTTAGTATGACCAGATCTTCTCTATGGAGATTATATTTTAGGAAAAAAAGAATTGTACATTAAATTAGAAACAGGATATAATAATAAAATGAAAGAATGCACTATATGTAAAAAACCATGGAATCCTAAGTGTAGTTGGATGCCATGTAAATTAACAAAATTATATGAAAATAATAAGAAGGAGAAGAAATGAGCCAGAATTGGGTACAAGATATGGCTGTTATGCATGCAAAGTTTAATGTTAACAAAGCTGTAGAAAATATGAGTCCTGAAGTATTGAAAGAATTCCTTAAGTTTAGGATTAATTTCTTACAAGAAGAACTTGACGAAATGAAACAATCAGATAATGCTGATGATGTAGTAGATGCTTTAATTGATCTATGTGTTGTTGCAATCGGTACACTTGATCTATATAAAGTTGATGCTCACTTAGCATGGGATCGTGTCTTTACTGCTAACATTTCAAAAGAAGTTGGCGTTAAAGAAGAAAGACCTAACCCACATGGACTACCTGATCTAATCAAACCAAAAGGATGGACAGCACCTACACATGAAGATAATGTTGGTCTACTTAAAAAAACATTCGATTGATAAGATAGAACTCTTATCATGGATCAGCGTTGTACTTATCCTGTGGGGCGGATATTGTACATCAGTTGATATTATACCATTGAATAAATGGTTATTGTTATTTGGGTCTCTTGGATGGACCGTTGTTGGTTTAGCATGGAAGAAATCATCAATATGGGCATTTAATTTAATTACTGCAGTATTTTATATTAACGGGTTATATAATGACTATTTCTAAAGCAGATATTTTGCAACTTGGATCTAAAGCGCTTTCTCACCAAAACTATAAAGTAGCAAAGGTACAGGTAGAAGCTGAGATAGAACAAATGGCAAATGCTATATTCAGAAGCCCAACACGTAATGGTAGATCACTAGATACTATAAGACTGCATTGTAAACGTGGTATTGTTACAGAAACTGCGGCTGTTATGATATTTGGCGGTTATAGAAATACACAACAATTTGATTATACAAATCCGGATACCTATTTTTGGGATGCGTGTTTAACTGAAAAGAAACTACTTTCGGAAATAAAATGGATTGAAGATGATTGTGAATGGGTTACTTATTATAATGATAATATTAAAACATTTAATAAATTCTATAATGATCTAGATGTATTTCTTGCAGCAAAAATGAACGATGAACCACAAGAACTTTATTATGAAGTTTCATTTGTGTTAGTTGCAAATGCTAAAACATTTTTTGACTATTGGAAACCAAGCTCATATAATTCTAAACACTACTATAACCATTTTAGAGCTACAGCAAATGGCCAATGCTATCCTATAAATTTGAAAGAATAATTATTGTACATTAAATTGATTATTTGTTATAATATAATTTTATCTGAGGAGATATTATGAAAGAATCATTGAAAGTATTACAGCAAGCAGCTGAAATACAAACTAAAAAGTCTAATGACTATCAAAATCCTAACTCTAGGATCCAACAAGCAGATTATTATCCACGAGGTTTTGCATCTATTCTAGATGTTATGCATGCAAAAGTATTACGTATGCAATCAGTACTTGAAGCTATGGAATCTGATAAAGAATATAATCCTAATTTCGAATCACTCGAAGATTCATGTTTAGATCTTATTAATTATGCTTCTTTCGGTGCAGCATATATTCGTGGCGGTATACCTGGCCAAAATCCTCAGAATGATTTCTTAAATCGTCCAAAGAGAGATTTACTAGATGAGTAATATATACGTATCAGATATTCGAAGTGCACTTTATCGTAAACTT